GTCTCGCGTTCACCTGTTTCTGGGAGGGGGTCAGGAGACTCCTTGACCTGTTGCATTTGATGATAACGGGTTGTTATTGTTTAATAATATCCGCTGTTCATGTAAAAACTGTTCATGCCCTTTTGCAACTATGTAAGCAACAGAACCGCGGGCCACACCGCAGGCCTTGGCGACATCTTCGAGTGTTAAACCACGGTCGCGCAACACATATGCCTTCCGACATATTTCCGGTGTATGTACAGTAGTTGTCACGAGGTAGTCTGTTTCTGTGGTGTCGATGATATCACCATCCTCGTTGACCTTGACGCTGGCCGGGTACGACATCCACCCGCGTTTGACTGCTCGAGCAACGAGGAAGCGTGCTTCAGCCAGAAGCATTGCGTTGGTGATCGTGGTATGTGTGATCATAGAAGTGATGGTTGAATATGTACTGCGAAAGTGTGCTTCTGCTGTTTGTTACCGATGATAGCGAAGATGCGTTTGCGGTGTTGTGAGCCTGAATAGCCTGGATGACATACGCAAGCGAATCGGCCGTCATTCCAGATGATCAGGTGGTTCCCGCCTTTGTCCTGGCCGGCCTCGTGACAGGCAGGGCACCGGCCAACAAAGCCACCCGATTGTTTGCGGAGGTTACCGACAAGGTTGAGCTGGAGGCCTGGAATGCCGTGGTCGACCTGTGGGGCGGATGGGGCGGATATTTTGAAACTCATTGTGGTTGTAGATGCAGGATAGTCGATTTTTAGGAGCCATTAAGAGTTGGAAATTGCCGCCCCATCCGCCCCACATTTCATTTTCGTCAATGCTGGCGGGCCTAAAGTGTGGGGCGGATCTTTTTCGTATCCGCCCCACATTTGGGTCATTCGAGGTCGTTACAGGCTTCATCGAGGCGGTAGAGCATGACGCGGAGGTAGCCGCGGGTGCCTGAATCGTCACGGTCGGATCGGTTCAAGTGCTTGGTCGGGATGGCCTGGTGGACCTCGAGCATGAGCTCGGCAGCACGCCGTTGGAACTTCTTCTCAGGCTCGGAGGCCCACTCCTTGTTGCCGCACATCTGCAGGTAGGCTTGGAACAGTTCCTCGGTGCTGATGCTGTCCGCGGCCATGCTGGTCGGCTTGATATGGTTGGTGATGAAGTAGCGGATCGAGTCGCTTTCTGACAGAAGGCTGTCGATGCGTGCCCGCTGCTTGGTGGTCACCGGGAACGATCGGCCTTGTTTCAATACACGCTGTAGTGATTCAGCACCGGAAAGGAACCAGTTGAGAATACCGGGCCCCTCTTTATCAATCATCACATCGTGATAGTTTGGTATCACAGTTGACGGCTTAGGCTGTGAGAAGTCTAGCAGCAGCAGGCGACGAGACCATGCGCCGAGATCGCCCTGAACATTGACCCTTAACTTGCTATTGGCTGTGACAATAACATTCCAGTCGCCGATCAGTGTCTTAACACCGTTGCGGTTCTTGAACTCTGCGATGATACGGTCGCCGCCGGTCATGGCCTTGAGGAAGCTCGAGCCTTCGCAGGATAGAAAGTCCGGGGCCACATCGGCGCCGATCAAGAGTGTCTTGTCATGGAACAGGCCGGCCTCGAAGCGGCCGCCCAGGTGGTTGGTGCGGAGCTCGGAGCAGTTTTCGTCGCCGACGAGGCGCCGGACGACGCCGGCCACCGTCGACTTGCCGCCGCCTCCGGTGCCGGTCAGCAGCAGGATGACCTGTGGCTGGTTGCGTTGCAGGAGGGCCAGGCCGCCCCAGTGCTGCAGCATGAGCTGGTCTTCGGCCTCGGGCAGAGCGTGATCGAGGAAGGCCTGCCACATCGGGCTGGTGGCGCCTTCGACGTAGCGGATGGGCGTCTGGTTCCGAGACATCCACTCCGGCGAGAAGCCGTGCATCCCGTAGGGCGTGACGCGCAGGTCGACCATGACGTTCTCGGTGTGGACGATGGCGTCGGGGCGGTTGAATGGCGCCCGCTCGACCTGGAGCTGGGCGGCCAGGTCGATGACAGCATTCGAGAACTGCGCGGTCAGCTTGGGCAGGAGGCTGCGCAGGTGGGGCGCTGCCTGGTCGGCGGCGTGGTCAAGGATGACCTTGCGGGCCATGGCCAGCACCCGCTGGCCGACTTCTTCACGGGTCATGGACTGCCATATGCCGCGGTCGGTCAGGTAGAAGTAGAAGCAGCCGGTGACGGTATCGAAGAGAATGCGTTCCTTGGCAGCCAGGTAGGCTGCGAAGAATGGCGCCTGCAGGGTGCCGTTGCCCTGCTTTGAGAACACCCAAGGGTCGCCGTGTTGTTGCAGTAGCTCGGCGATGGCCTCGTTCTCGCCGGGCACCGGCCAGCCTTCGGGCCAGCGGATCTGGGAGAAGTCTAGGGTGATCGGCGGGTTGTCGACCAGCACGGTGTACTCGCAGCCGGAGGGGTGGGTTCCCTTGACGGTCGAGAGGTTGCCGGTGCTGCGCCATTCGTAGAGGGGGCGCCCGAGTTGCCGGCCGTTGACCTCGACCATCTCGGTCGTGCTGCGGGCCGAGGAAGGGCCCGGGTAGGGCCCAGAGATGCGCACACCGATCTGGGCGCCGCGGCGGCCTCTCCACCGGGCGGTGGTCTTCAGCTTCGGGTTGACGGCGAGGAAGGCCTCGAGGCTCTGGTCATCGTCGAAGTCGATGGCACAGAACCCGCCGGAGTGCTCGCCCAGGCGCACGGCGATGTTCCCGTGCTCGAGCAGGGCCTGATAGGTGGACGCCGCGGTGCTCTGCAGGGTGTGCTGGGTGTACTTGACGAGCGGCACCTTGGTGCCCGGCCGGCACGGCACCAGGAATAGCGGCGTGCCGAGCCATTGCTCGATCTCATGGGTGGACATCATATCGGGAAATCAGGTCAGCGGTTCGCGGCGTTCAAAGCGGATGGCCTCCTCGCTGATGAACCAGCCCTTGGGCCATTCCTTCAGGTGTAGTCCGCCCAGCGTCCTGACTCGGCTCAGGGCCACATAGCCTTGCCCAGGCTCTCGGGCCGCCCGGATGTCGATGTAGGCTGCGTCGAGAGTCAGGCCTTGGGCACGGTGTATCGTCATGGCGTAGGCGAGGCGGAGCGGATATTGCCACACGGTGACGCCCAACGTCTCGAAAAACCATTTCCTTAACCCCACCGAAATCGTTTTTCCGCGGGTGTAGACGTCGATGGTTTCACCGCATTTGCCGGTCACGAACCCGATCTGGCCATTGGCGAACCCGGCCTCCGCGTCATTCGCGGTGAACATCACGGCCGCCCCTATCTTGATCTGGAGCACCCGTGGCGTGCTCATGTTCTTGGTGGCGAAGTCGATGGCCTGTGCCACGCCTTTGGTGCGTGCCTCGACGGTGATCAGCTCGCCGGTGACGGTCTCGAGGCGGTAGCTGTTCCATTTGTCGACCTGGGCGTTATGGGTCAGGAGGTGAGTGATCTCGGCCTTGGGGAACCAGGAGACGCGGGAGCGCAGCACGTCGGCGTCGGTCTTGGCCAGCTTACCGATTCGGAACCCGCTGAGTGCCTGGACAAACAGCCTGTCGTCCTGGCGCCGGACGGTCTCGAGCTTGATCGTCTTAAAGTCGGCCTCGGTCCAGGCATCGGAGCGGAAGGCCCAGTCGTAGGGCTTCGACTGGTCGATGCGCACCGGCGGTAGCTGTAGGAAGTCACCGAGCACGATCACCTGCAGCCCGCCGAACGGCCGGGCATCATCTCGGAGCAGCTTCAGCCAGAAGTTGAGGAAATCGAATTGGCGCCCGGCCATCATGCTGATCTCGTCGATCACGAGGATCTCGGCTTCCTCGACCCGCTTACGGGCGTTGTGGATGGTTGGCTGATCGAACAGGCGTGTTGCGGCCTGGTCGAAGGTCTCGTTGTCGCCTGGCCCAAGCTGCATCCCGCACCAGCGGTGCACCGTGGTGCCTCCGATGTTGAGTGCTGCGATGCCTGTGGGGGCGGTGATGGCGACGTTCTTGGTGGTCTCGATCTGGTGCAGGAATTGCCGCAGCAGGTAGGACTTGCCGGTGCCGGCCTGCCCGGTCAGGAACACGTTCCCTCCGGTGGTCGCCCATGTGATGAACCGGGATTCTGGTGTGAACTCCGGGAAGTCGGTGTCGATAACCGGACAGGTGGCTGGTATCATATCAATAGAGCTCGGGGCAGAGCACGTCGTGCACCTTCTGCGTCAGCTCGACATCCTGCAGGGCGTAAGTGATGGCGGCGTCCCGATCCCGTAGCCACAGGTCGGAGAAATCGGCGCCGCTGCCTGTTTTCTCGCCGAGTTTCAGGTGCCGGCAGATTGCCGACAGGCTGCCGTGGGCCCGGTTGTCTCCAAGCTGCCAGATCTCCCGGAGGTCGACGATCAGGTCGTTCCAGTAACGGCCGTGCCGGAGCCAGTAAGGCGGCGTCACCCGGTGCTTCCAGGAGCGCTTGTAGAGGAATGGAAGATCGAAGGCCTTGGTGTTGAACCCGACCAGTCGGGGCTGGCGCTCGAACCCGGCAACGATCTTCCACCATTGCACCAGCATTTCCTTCTCGCCGTCGGCATCGGCGCACAGTACCCGGGCCTTCTCGCCGGGCACCTTGTATCCGATGCATAACACCTGGCCGCTCAAGGCATCGAGAGCTGCATTCTTGATGTAGTCGCTGACATGGTTCTCCTCGGCCTTCTGGATCTTCTCGGCGATCAGGTCGGGATTCTTGATGTTGCCGAGTTTGACCTGTGACGGGTCGAACGGCGGGATGACGAGTTCGGTCCGCGGTAACGGGCCGGTCTCGATGTCGAAGATGATGATGGGATTAGCGGGCATAGTAATGGTGTGAAATGTGGAAAGTGTGATGCGCGTTTGTCCGCCGATGCGCGCCCCCGGCAAAGAACCATGAGTCCTTCAGCAACGGGCTGAAGAAAGTGTCTTGCCGCAGTGCGGGCAGATGCTGAGCTGGTACACGGGCTCGACGCCCAGCCAGTCGCAGATCTCGTGATATGTCTTCACACCGAAATTGGCAACACAGCCTGGCCGGATGTGGCCTTTGTTGAAGAGATCGAGAGCCTCGTCACGATTGCGGATGCCGATGGCCTCGATGAACCCGAGGCACCGGACGGTGAATGGATAGCCCCACTCGGCCATGATGGCCTCGCGCCGGCCGTACTCCCGGAGGATCTGGTCGATGCGCTGCTTGGTCAGATTGAACCGAGCGGCGATCTGATGCAGCTTGAGCCCTTCGTTGCGTAGCGCCAGCACCTGCGGGATCAGCTCGTCGGTCTTCTGCTGTGGTTTGCGTCCAGCCATTGTGTGATCAGTAAGGGATTTCGTCGGAATCCTGATCAGCCGCCTCGGTGGCGAACTTGGCCTGATACCAGTCGAGCGCCTTGATCAGCCGGCGGTCGTCCGCGGTGGTTTTCTCCTGAGCCTTGGTCTTTGGCAGCCAGTGCTCGATGAGGGCTCCGATGGCTTCCTCGGTCATCTCGCGCAGCTCGACGCCCTTGTGCTTGCCGACGTGCACCTTGGTCTTCGAGAGATCGGTCTCCTCCTGGTTGTCTTGGCTGCCCGAGGTCTTCCGGTAGCTGGTGTCGCTGCCTTCGGTGGCCTGCGTGCTGCCGTCCTTGGCCGGCCTGTCCTGCAAGCGCACCCACAGGCCCGAGGCCTGCAGAGCCTCACCGGTCTTGTGCGGCGTGATGAGCTTGATGTTGGCGAACGTCTTGGACCCGTCCTGGCTCTGCTCGTGGACGATGACGACATTGGCCGGGCGCCCGATGAGCTGGTCGAGATCGAGGCTGCTGGTCTCCTGATCGGTGAGTTTGCGCCCGAACCAATCGCGCAGGAACTTGGTCAGGCCCGCCTTCTCGTGAAGGCTCGGTGTCATGGGGGCGGTCATGACCACCCAGGGCTGTGCCGGGTTACGGCTTTTGTCGATGAGATCGAGCTCGAAGGCGATCTTGAACTTCTCCTTGGTGCCGTACTGCGTTTCGTAGGGCTTGAGCGGCGTGATATCCACGCATACAGCGCGGCCATTGTATTCGGGGCACGGGGCGTAATCCTTGCCACCTGTTTTTCCACTTACGATCATGTTTTCGTCTTACGTTGTGTTGTTGTTGTTGTGTTATTTCGAGGCTTTCTCGACCTCGGAAAGTTGTTGTGCCATACGGGCGTAGTTCGCCCAGTAGTCCGGGAAGGCATCCCGCAGCTTCTTCAGGTTCACAGGGTCTGCAGCCAGTGCCGCGGCGCCCAAGGCACGCACGAAGCTGCCGCCGTACTCCTGCATCGTCCTGGCCACATCTCGGTCGGTGACGTTCACTTGGTTCCCTTTCCGCGTTTGCGCGTCCAGTAGGACGTGTATTCCATCTTCTTGGCCTTGCTGGCCGCCACGATCTCGGTGATCTCGCCCTTGCGGAAGCGGTAATGGCCTGTGCCTTCGTGTCTAAGTTTGTCTGCTCGGTTCATACCTTCTCTGTGAGTGATCGGATGTATCGGTTCCGTTCCTTCGGTTTGACGTTGATGAGGTATTGGATGGCCATACAGGCGTTGATGCTGGCGGTGTGTTCCCAGTCCTCCTTCTTGTCGTAGTACTCATGCCACCGCTCGCTGGGTGCTACGATGACTTGTCCTGTCTTCTTGTTTTTGAACACGAATGCGGCGGGGCCGATGGGTACGTTCATATCTTCCTCACCTTCTCCCGATGCTTGCATATCGTGCAGACGTAGGTTTTTCCGCTCTTGGAGATGACAGCCACTCGGAAGCATCGCTCGCATTGGATGGTATCGCTCACGGATTTGTCTCCACTCGTTCACGCCCGAGAGCCTCACGCGCATCGTCTCGGACGTAGTTGTTCACGGCGTAGCCCAGATCCTCCGGATCTAGGAATCGGTTGATGAATGACTCAGTTCGATTGATCTGATCCATGTAATGCTTCCGCTCACCTTCGAGCTTGTCCCACAGAGCGCGGAGACGGTTTTCGAGTTCGGTGACGTACTTTTCGCGTTCTCTCAAAGAGTTCTGAAGCGATTCAATTTCCTGAAGATGCAAGCTCACGGCTTGGCCTCCTTCCGTTTGGACCTTTTGGCTTTGCGAAAAGAAACGTAGAACTGAACCCATTCAGGCGTATCTTTCAGCCTGAATCCATTCACGTTCCATCGCTCGCTGCGAGCGCCTTCGACGATTTCCATCAGCGCATCTCCCGTCTCCTCCAGCCGATTGATGCGGGCCTTTGCTTCGTTCAACTCGTACTCCATCCGAGTGCATTCTTCCGCCATTGCCATGTGATGGCAGACATCTTTTAGACGGGCTGCGTCAGTCCTAGGGTATTTGCTCACGGCTTGGCCTCCTTCTCACTCCACAGCAGCAGATCAGCGCGGAGTGCGTCGTTCTCGGATTCGAGTTGGTTGATGCGCTGGTTGGCTTCGTTTAGTTCCTCTTTCGCCTTGTCCACTCCACGCTTCTCCGCTGTCGTCATCAGTTCATGTTGAAGACTGATTGTTTTGTTGGCTTCGTTGAGTTCGCGTTCGAGTTGGCGGCAGAAGTCGGCATCACAAACCTGATACATTGATTCATGCGGAAAGAATGCTTCGAGATTTGTCCTCGGTGTATCGCTCATTTCGCCTCCTCCACCTTCACCATCGGAACAAAATCCAGACTGTTGCTCTCGTCGATTGCGATGCCCCAGTTGTTCCTTCGGCAGCACAGCTCGGTTGCGTTGTAGACCTCCATCATCGTCTTCTCGGGCAGGTAGATGGACAGCAGTCCTTTGAACGTGAGACGTACAGTCTCTGAGTTGTTATCGCTCATTTCAGTCCCTCCGACAGCATCGCGTGCTCCAGGATGAGCACCGCATCCGCCGTCTTCAGTGTGATGTTGAGGCTAGGCTGCCGCTGCTGCGCCAAACCCTTCAGGTGGGCCTTCCAGCGCGTTCCATGGGTCTTGCTGGTGCCAGCCCCTATCGTCTTCTGCCAGCGCTGTGGCGGCACCTCGATGCACCTGGTGAGCATCGAAGCTATCAGGCCGTGGATGAACCCTACGTTGCGGCCGAACTGGAACATAGCGCTTCCAGGTGCTCCCTTGCCTCCGATGTATCCGCCCACCTTCTCGATGTAGCATACATCCGACTGCGACAGGTAGTTGATCAACACCTCCCGGACGTCACCGTCAGTAGATGGCATGGGCTCCAGTGTGACCCGGCCGTTGGCGACGTGCGCCAGGCCTCCGGAAAGGCCGGGGTCTATTGCAAGGATTCTTTTCACTTGGCGTTCCTCCTTAGCCACGCCTTGATCGCCTGCTCGGTGACGGCACCAACCTTCAGGCCTGCAGCCTTGCAGTAGTCGCGCAGCGTTTTGTGGATCTCTGGGTTCACGTTGATTGTCTTGGTTTTACTCATTTGAGATGCTTCCGGACCTTGTTCCAGTAGGCCTCGGTGGCCTGCTTCTTGTCGCCAGACGGGCCGCCATTCCAACGACGGGCGAGCTGCTCGGTGCTGGCTCCGCGGCCGTAGTGCTGCAGGTAGGCCTCACACACCGCCCGGGCCTGCGCACGGTTCGTCATGTCCTGGTGCCGGTAGTGGCTGCCGGTGATCCGGTTTACATCGAGCACAACGGCCTTGTGGATCTGCAGCGGCCCGATGGCCTTGCCGTTGTCGCCGATGGCCATGTCGTTTCCTGAGCTTTCGACGATGATCAGGGCGCTGATGAGGTTGGAGATGGTGGTCATGGTTTGGAGAGTGTTGCGCGTTGTTGAACCAGTCGCGCCCCTGGTGCCGGACTTCCTCACCGGCGGGATGGGCGGTTTATGGGGCACCGCCATGCCCTAAAGTGATCAGGACCAAACCGGGCGGCCTGAGACGATGTACGGGGCAGCAGCGTCTTTGACAGCTTGCTCGTAAACCCAGTTGTGCTTGGCCAGCAGGTTGGATGCAACCTCAGCAGCTTGGAACTTGCTCAGTCCGGCCTTGGGGAAGTTGTAAACCGCCTCGGTGATCTTGGAGAGTTTGTTTTGCTTGCTCATGGTGTTGATCTCGTTGACGGGATCAATCTGCACCATCACCCAAACACCTGCAACACAATTTTACTATTTTTCCCTCTTTTTGCAGAAAACCCAATGTTTATGCGGGTCAAACGAGGGTCATTTTTCTTCGACCGGAGCGAACTTTGCGAGGAACTCGGCCTTCGGGCGTGCGTATAAACGGCCGTTGTCCAGGCGCCGGTAGATCACCGAAATCCAGCGGTTCTCGCCGACTCGGAACTCGGCTTCTGCGGCAATGACTTCGACGATGAGGCTGGGTTTGTGGCCGTTGCGGTAACGGATCGGTAATGTGGGCATGGGTATGAGGTGCGTGTCGGGCACGGAACACGGAATGTTTTGATTTCCATGATTCCGTTCTCGACGGCCAGGTTCAAGAAACGGTTGGTCTGTGACTGCTTTAGCCCCCACTCGACCGCCCATTGCCGGCTGGTTTTCCATTCCGGTGTGGGGATCTCAATTTTGCGCTGAAGCTCCCGCCGGATGTACTTCAGAAGTTCGGCAGATTCCATTGGGTTTCTCCCTGTGGCCATTGGTGAACGTAGAGTTGGGCGCTGTGCTGGGTGTACTCGCCGAACACGATGCCATGTGACCACGCAAGGGTAGCACGTCGCCGCAGCGCGTAATCCATGCAAGGAACGTCCGCAAGCGTGCCTGGAGACAGACACAGCGGATTGTCGCTCCGACGCCCTGTAGCCATGCCTGCGCGATGGGCATGAGCCACCACGGTGTTGCCCCAAGTCTCCGCGGTGTCTCGCAGGAAGTTCTCGCCGTACAACAGGCCGTGGCCCCATTTGTAACCTCCAAGATTGAACCATGATCTTGGCAGCACATCGTGCGTGGTGATGAATACGCGGGCGTGCTTCTCGATGGGCTCGATCATACGCTGCCAAATGGCCTCAGCAAAACCTCTGACCACGGCATTGTGATGATTTATGAGCCGTTTTGCACGCTCGTCATGATTCCCCACGATGAAAACGGTCGGCCTAAGCGCCCCCAAAAACCGCCGCCCCTCGTCGATATCGTCAAGGTAGTCGTCTGCTGCATCGCTGTCGTTGTCGTTGTTCAGGGCTCCTGCTCTAAGCGAAGCAAGGTCATATGCGTCCCCAAGGTGAATGACCTCATCGGGTCGAAATTGCTCGCGAAACAACAAGGCAGCAGCAAGTGCGTCCTTGTTGGCCCGGTTGCCGTGGGTGCAACCAATAGCCATCACTCGCTTTCTTGCTGGAACAACGGTCACGCCGGATTGCAAGCATTATTTGCGTCAACAATCAAGCACTATGGCTACACCCAGAATCAAAATCACCGAACGGAAACTCCACCGTTATGGCGCCGATGGTATCGCATGGGTAGGCGATGGCTTGGTGGAACTGGACCCACGAATGGGCGAGCAATACCGTCTGGAAGTCCTAGTGCATGAACTGCTTCACCATATGCACCCCGAATGGAACGAGGAGGAAGTCGAGCGGCACGGCAAATGGCTGGGCAAGATCCTATGGCGCCAGGGCTACCGCAGAATCAAGCATTGATCAGGATGCCAGCTCATTCGGCAGTCGCAGGTCGACGTACCGGATGGTTTCGTATCGCTGCTCGTTGGCAACGGTGTCGAAGTAGCTCGAGACTTGGCGCCGCTCACCGTCGCTGAAGTTGCGCAGGGTATCGTATCCAGTCGGCAGCACCGGAGTGGATTCATTCGGCTGGCCATTCTCGGTGTCGAAGTTCCATGCGGTGAAGTTCTGGCTGTCGGAATAGGTGGCGAGGTTCACCGCGGGCACATACCAGTAGTCGTTACCGCCGGCGTCCTGGTCACGGTAGCAGACCACGCCGTTGGCGATCAGGAGATCGTAGGCCTGCTCGGAGATGTAGAACGACGGGATGGTGCCGCCGGATTCGCGCCCGGATGTCCCGAGCAGCACCATGTCAATGGTCAGCACTCCGAGCACCCGAGCGCTGCCGCTAGCGTCGAATAGAGGGCATGAGCCTTTCCCGAGGCAAAGCGGTACAGCCCTCGTCCAGGCCCGCACCGACCATTCCAGCAGGTTCCAGAGCCATGGCGACTTCGGGATCTTGTGGAAGAACGGGCCGCCTCCGGGCAGGTATGGATTGCCGACCTCGTTGTATGGCAGATCGAACCCGACCTGCTCGACGCCGCCTGTCCAGCAGATGTGCGTCATGTTATCGCGGTATGGCGGCGAGTAGGTCGACGATTTGAACGGCACGCTCGAGGCGAACGAGGCGCCACGGCCGTCCTTGAAGATGTCATCCCGCTGGGCTGGCACAAGGTCGACAAACGAGCTGTTGTCGGCTGTCGGGATGTAGGCGTACTGCTGCGTTCTATTGGGGCTGCCCGGGATCCGCACCGAGGCGTCAATGCCTCCGGGTCCGCCCCACTTGTTCAGCCAGAAGTCGGCGCCCCACGGCCTGTCATCAACGCCACCGCCGGACGCCATGTTGATCTCGTAGGTGCGCACCTGCTCAAAGTCGTAGATCGAGCTGGAGAATCCCCAAGGCCCTCCTGCCGGGATGTAGGCCGTGTTGACTGCCTGCACACCGGATCCCGGCACAGGATTCATGGCGGGCAGCACGTTGCCCCATTGCTGGCTCGGGTAGGTTCCAGCGACCTGCAGGTAGAAGATGTGCGTGCCGGATGTGTACCGGGTATTGAACCATGGACCGACTCCGAATCCGATGGGCCGGTCGGCAATGTAGAGGCTTTCGTTGTCCGCGGTGGTCTCGAAGTTGTTCAACAGGCTGCCGCCGATACCTGTGGCCGTTGCTGCGCGGCACATCAGCCCCATCGGCGTCATGCTGACCACCGAAACCTTCTCCTCCACGATATCGACGGCATCGGTGTAGGTGTTGAGGAAGCCAACCTCGACGGCGATTTTTCGCCGCAGGTTGCGCATGGTGTCGAAAATGGTCGGCTCGTTTCCAGCGTCCCAGGTGTATGTGCCTGGCCCGGTGATCGGATCCATGCCCTTGCAATACTGCACAGGGTAAACCGTCGAGATCGTCTTCACGCTGGCGTCGATTTCCCAGTATGGATCGGTCGTGGTGGTGAAAATGTTGGCGTCGATAGGATAGATGCGGATGACGCCACGCTGCGTGGTCACCTGCATCCCGGTGGCCGTGACGTTCACGTCCATGCCAAGATCCCGCAGCCGGTCGACTAGGCTGGTCGTGCCGTTGAAGATTCGGATCTGATCGGAGACGACATCCCCGGCCGCATTGCTGAATGTCACCCGGGCACGGCCCCAAGTGAACACGGCATCCCCGATGGTCGTATTGGCATCGGTCGGGTCGGCGTAAACTCCGGTGTACACCTGCCGCGGATCGTAGGGGATGAACGGGTCGTGCACCGCACTCATCGTCCGGCGCCACTCAAACAGGATGAACGGATTTGCCACGTTGTTGGCCTGGGCGGATCGCTCGAGGCTCAGGAACTCCGACTGCGTGGCGGTGTCGGACCATGACGGCGGCCCCTCTGCGAGGAACGGGATGTCGCCGGTGAAGTACGGGAAGAAGTAGCGGCAGAAGGTTCCACCCGGGAATGTCACCGCCCAGGTGCCGTCAGGCTTGCGCCGGAAAGCCCTGCAGGAGCCCGCGGAAACGAATTGGCGGTCTGCACTACCATCGGGCAGTTGCAACAGCACCACGGCCGATCTGGTGCCGCAGTTATGCACCCGCCAGCAATCGTAGCGCTGGTATGTGCGCAGGATGCGGAACTCGTAGATGCCCTCGAGCGCAATCTCAGCCACCGCCAGCCGGTGCTTGTGGGTGCGCCCAGGAGGCAGTGTCGGATCAATGCCGGCGCCGAGGCTTCCGCGGACATAGGACGTCAGGCCCGAGGTCGACGGAGGATCCCACCCGAGATGTACGTCGTACTGGATCCCGGCCACCTCGCGCTTCAGCAGCTCGAAGCTGTAATGGATATCGGCGACGTCACAGGTGAACGGGTCGCCACCGGCCACCCAATGGTCGACGTAGGCCTGTCCGCCTTCGACGTCGAGGTGCTTGGTCTCGAGCTTCGACAGCTCGACCTGTGTCTGGATCTGGTTGTGGTTGTCCCGCCAGTTGTAGCCAATGCCGGGTATGTACGGCAGCGGCGATTCACCACCATCCCGCAGTCGTTTGCAGGTGTCCGGGTCGTTGCGGTAGACGTACCAGACACCGTATGGGTACTGGCCACGCCATACACCGGAGGCGGAGTCTGCGAACAACGGGCTTTTGCCGTTGAGCACTCGGTGGCATTTCTGGTCGAAACGGGAATAGAGGCTGTTCAGGTTCGACGCCGTGAACATCTTCTCCCGCTTGTCTACGGCGAAAGGCATGGCGGCGGATCAGTAGAACCAGGATTCCTCGGACGTCTGAGTTATCTGGGCCACCGGGTTGAGCTTCAGCACGGTGCCGTTGGCATTCTGCTCGACCCGTTGCCCGGGCCCGGCCACAAGCTGCACCTTGCGCACAGCCTCGATGAGCTGATTGATTGCCCGAGCATGGTCTGCCTTGAGACCACGCTCGGACAATTTGGCTGGGAGCTGTATCGGCATGGCCTTAGATCTCGCAGAACTGCGCGAAGATCTTCACCGGGCTGTTCGACGCCTTGACGTACATCGTCGCATCAACCCACGGGATCAGGATGAACTGCCCGGCCGGGATCTGGAAGCTGTACGGCGAGGAAGGGCCGATCGAGACCGGGTTGACCAGATCAAGGTTGACCACCAGGAGGCGGTAAGGCGTGGCCAGATCCGCGGTCAGATCGAGGGCCTCGTCGGTGGTGCCGACGTCCTGCGTCTGTTGCCCCATGTCCCGGCCGGTCATGTTGGCGATGCAGGTGTACACCTGCGGGTTGATCGAGGCGCCGCCCTTGGCAGCGTACAGCCTCGCCGACATCTCGACTTCGTTGGCCATGGTGTTGGTAGGTTAGATCTCGCAGAAGGTGGCCTGGATGGTCACCGATGAAGTGTCGGCCTTCAGGTAGAGCGTGGCGCTGACATACGGGATCAGCATGGTCTCACCGGCCGGGATACGCATCGTGTAGGTGCCGGAGACGAACCCGGCCTCGACGAAGTTGGTGCTGTCGAGGTTGCTGATCAGCAGCTTGTAGGGGCTGGAGACATCGACCGGCACGTCGAGAGCCTCGACCGTGATGCCGATGAGCTGGGTCTGGCTGCCCATGTCGGTGCCAACCATGGTGGCGGTTTTGGTGTAGGTGACCGAGGGCAGGTACGCACCGTTTTTCGAGGCGTACAGCCGGGCCGTCATTTGAATCTCGTCTGCCATAAGGTGTGCGGATGTTGGTTGAGGTTAGATGAAAGGGTAAACCAAGAGATCCCAAGGGGCGAACGTCCAAGAGATGACTTGTTCGACCTGGTTGGTCTTCAAGATCAGGTTCGTCGAGTAGTTTGTTTGCCGCCATCCCCAAGCTGTGCCTGGAGGCGTGAAAAGCGGATCAGCGGGAGGTTGTGGAAGAATGCTTTGAATGGCAAACAGGTTCCACGATTGAACGAATGAAAACGGAAGGTAAACCGGCGGGATCGTTTGCGGGGTTTGAGGAAGCCCAAGAGAACCCGAAAAACTGGCGTAGCGTGTAAGCACATTACGCGGCATTGAGAACGAATCCTGACCACGATTGAGCATCTGCCACACCTTTTGAGCTACCGGGAATGAGTTGATATTGCTTTCCGGTGGTCCAGGTAATGATTCTCCGTTTTTTACTGCAGTCTCAATGATGAACCTGTATGCCGCAGGGTTTCCGCTTTTCGTGGCTTCATCAATGACGGCAGGGAGTGAAAACAGCGAAATATCGTTGTAATCAGTGCGAAACTCGAACCTGATGTCTGATGTGGCCTCCGGCGCAGTTGGGATTACTGCACTTTCAATCGGAGTTCCAGGATCGGCTGTCGGGCCAGAAAACACCACGGTGGCCGTGGAATATGGGCCATCTTCGACCGTCGAGTATTTCGCGCCAACACGAGACCACTCAAGTGTCGCAAGACGGATCGCATCCTTGCTTCCCCTGTATTCAATGGTCCAAACCGGGCCGGTGCCATTGCCTGCCTGATCAAACCGGCGAGACACCTCGACATACTCGAAGTTGTTGGGGTTTGGAACACCCTGAATAGTCGGAGGCGCTGTTACTGGGCGTATTTCCATTTTTATTCCCCTTGAACAGCGCTTGCTGTTCTTCCTGTATTCTTAGTAATTGATCGCATTTCCGAGGTTTGAACCTTGGATTGATTGATCAAGTCCTGGACCCACTTCGGCTGCATTGTAGTGTCTGGCAATTTACGCTTGGAATCAATGGTTCCGATTGTTCCCCGGTTTATGGGTAGAGCCTCGAATCTTTTGTTTGCGCTTTCAGGAGAAAATGCCTCTTGAATTCCAGCCTTCAAAACAGATCCTTTTCCGCCTAACTGCTGGAGAATTCCTTTAACACCATCGGCCAGATCTTTTTCATCTGCAACAGCTCTTTCCAAAGCATCAGCCCAGAAATTGACTGTCGGAACCGCAGACACAACGAGTTGCCTTTGGACTTCATCAAGACGATCAGCCATCTGGCCGATTGCATCAATCTGATCTTTTGTAATTAGGTCGATGGGGCCGAGATCTTTGATCTTAGCCATTGCTCCGGCAGCCTTGAATGCTTTCTCGCCGAGCAGATCCATTATGGCCGCCTGAGTCTGTGCACTCTTGCCGGAAGCCATGTGAGCCTGCCCCATCTTGGTGATCAGCTCGATGTTCGACAAGCTCTTGTCGTTCAGTTCTGCCACCGAGAACCCCAAGGCCTTAAAGTAGTCTCGGGCTGGCCCACCTTCCTCGATGGCCTTGAGGCGCTCCTGGCTGACTTTGGTGATGGCCTTGGCCATGGTTTCAAACGAGACGCCGGTCTGACTGGCCAGAACCTGAAGGCGCTGCACGTCGTCGGTGCTGATGTTGAGTTGTTCCGACAGATCACCGATGGCGTCGGCAGTCTCAATTACCTTTGAGGTAAATGCAGCTACAGAAGCAACGGAAAGCGCTGAACCCAACTGAGCACTTACAGAATATCGGAATTTATCAGCCAGACTCGTGGCCCGCTTGAGGCCGGTCTCGAAGGTCGAGCCATCAAGGCCGAGCTTGGCGATGAGTGAGAAGATGGCCATTTTTAGTTCCTAGTGCTGAGTTGCTGACCGTAACGCCAAAGAGCCTCTTGCTTATCGCCCCACAACTCAACCTTTCCTTCCATTTCGGCGTGGGTCAGGAATAGGCGCTCGGCGTCGATCACCGGCATCGACAACACATCCTGCTCTCCGAACCCGATAGACACAAGGCCGACCAGAATGCGCTCAGGCCACGGCATTGCTGCCTGCTTTGATTTGACTCCCGGCGTCTGTAGCACCTCGGGGCAATCTGACTGGTCGGTCAGCCATTGCTGCATCGTGGCGCATTCGGCCGCCAGGTTGGCCTTGGTGACCCGAGAGCGCATTAGGCGCAGCGGTATCCACCCGAGGATGGATCGCATTGCCTTGATGGACTCACCGGGCTCCTGAGAGCAGATGACGGTAGCCTCGACCAGATCCTGAGCGGCAGCGTCCCCTCCGACAACGAATGGCGAACCCATCCGGTGCAGGAGAATGGCGTGGCCGACCGTAAAAGGCGCCATCCGGATACCGAGCACCATCGGTGGCGTCTTCGCGGTGGCCGTCAGGATGTCGGCTAGGATCGTCACACGTTCAACGAAACGGCAGCTCCAGTTGTCAGGTTCTTGTACTTCTTGACAGTGATGGAAACCATAGCCTTCCCGGTTTGCGTCATCTTGACGGAACCTCCACCCGCATAAATGAACCTGCCAGTATTAAGAACATTTGCGGTTCCCATCATCGAGATGTTGGGGGCTCCAGTGATTTCCACGGTGCCGTTGACAGGTCCAAGAGAGCAAAAGGCCAGTGCCGCGGCCGCGTTGGCTCCAGAAGGGATGAGGTTAAGGTTCAGCGTGATGCGCTCATTGTATCCGATGTGACCGACAACCTCACCGGCACTGTTTCTCACCTCTTCCGTGTCGGCCTCGTGCGTGATGTCGTAGCTTTCAATAGACGCAAGAGACGAAAACACAGCGGTGCTATTGTCTGAACTGTACATCGTCACGGTGGCTGGTGATCCAAACTGATATGCTAGTCCTTGTGAATTGGCCATAGGTTTTGAGTTTTAGAGTGTAGCTGAACAAAACAGAGTGATGCTTCGTGTGAACGTCCTTGAACGGTTGGAGATTGAGGAAGCACCAAAGTCTGATGGGGTGGCGAACTGCGCCGTGAATGGGCCATTGGCGTCGTCCTGATCGGCATTCAGCACCGAGGCGCCACCGTCATCGAAAAGCGGCAGGATGAGGCTGTCCAGCGCCGCCACGGTGGTCAGCACATCGGCCTCGTCGGTGTCGTCGGCCGATAACTGCAGCTCGATCTCGATGTCGACCTCGCAGGTCAGATCGGTGCGTTGTATGGGTCGCGCAGAAGTCGACGAGACAACCACCCGCGGGAAGTTGGGCATGGTGTCCTGCTCGTCGGGATCGTCGTACAGGCCGCGGCTGTAGGACGTCAGGAACGATGGCGTGCCTGCGCCAGCCCCGGACCAATCTCCGGCGGCTAGGTAGTCGACAAGCGCCTTCTCGGCTCTGAGTGCAACGCCGTTCATCTGATTTCGATGCCATTATCCGACAGAACCTTGCCGTTGGCTAGTAGTGCCTCGGTCATGTGATTCTCTAGCTCTGCAAGTTCATCGTCGAGTGCCTTCTGCATTGCCGGATTGTAGATGCTTTGAACCCTGTTGTATTGGTTGTCAGCAATGCCGGTGCGCATTGAAACAAAGGCCGTCGGATTCCAGCCAGGAACAGCTTGGAGGCCATGTGCAACGGTCCCCTTGTGAACAGCCACGTTTTCCTCTGGCAGCCCGTACTGATTGGCCAAGGCGATCAGGGCAGAATTGGTTTTTTTGGGCGGCTTGTAGCCTGCAGGTTTCACCAAAGGCTTCCACTTCGGCTTGTTGTATTGAGCGAATCCTCGGTTGTAAATTCGGATTGATTTAACAACCGCAGATCGAAGGTAGCCGACTGATCCGATTGCCTTTCGGTAGAGCGATGATGCGGCCTCCTTCATTTCCTCGCCGTACAGACCGCGGCGCCCGGCCTTGCGTTCGCGGGATTGCGCGATCAGATGAACACGGCGCAGCAAACGACTCTTGCCGATGCGCTTGCCGGTCTTCTTGCTCTTCCGGTTGATGTCTCCGAGCGGTTTGGAAAGGTAATCTGCAATGCGTGCCCTTTCCGTGGCTGGGCTCTTTGGAGGCACCAAAACAAACAGCCGAACCATCAGATAGAAAAAACGGGAGTTAATCGCCTTGTGAAGATCCCGGTTGGTCGACAGCAGGTATTGCTTGACCGCCGCGTCGAAACGGCTTGTGTCGACCGTCATGTTGACGACAGGCCTCATTTGCTCTTGGCCCCGAGTTCGAGGCTGTAATAGGCGCCTGAAGCGTCCACGCGGCACGATAGGATGCGCAGCGTGCGGCCTTGGTAGACTAGCGTGCGCCCGACAACCGGCCGTGGCTTGCAAAAGGTCAGCGCGATGCGGTCGGTGTTCTCCTGGAGAACGAAGCCGGTGTCCTCACGTTGCAACCGGGAGAACGTTGTTCCCTGGTCGAGCGTGTAAAGCGTCGAGTCCATCGAGACCAACGTGCTGTCACAGGTCTTCCAGTCGCTGAACATGACCAGAATCCGGGATGTCACGTTGTCCTGGAACCCGCCTGAGATGGGAACATTGGCGTCATTGATCGACGCCGGGATGCATCGGATCGACGAGCCTTCCCAGATGAACATGGGCGCCCCCAGCATCTGCTGGAGCACCGCCATCCCCTGCTGAAGGCTTGAACCGATTGTGGTCATGTTAGGCGGTGAAGTAGACTCCTGAAACCATAATTCGGCTCGTTGCCTGTAGGTGGCCAGCAAGGCTGGAGATGTCTCCGGTGTCGTAGACGCTCAATTCACAATAGGACGTGCCGCCGACGATTTTGCCAATGACCGCGGTCTTTGCCTGCGTGGTCGCGTTGTCAAGCCAGATGGATACCGCGGCGTCGTATGTAGCGGGGTCCGGAAGGCTGAGTCGAAGATTGCCTGTTGCTGCACCAGTCACCGAGTTGACGGTCAGGTCCGCGGTAAACGTGCTCACAAACCCGATTGAGGTATGGCGCGCGGTGTTGACGGTGAAAGCGAACGTCCGGCCGCCACCGGAATCGGTCAGCGTCGGCACCCAGGTCGACGGCGCCAGCAGCGGGAGCGCGGCGTAGATCTCGTCGAAGTTGTCGTTGATCTTCTGGCCGGCGCCCCGGAGCGTGTCGCCGGTGTTGTCGTTGGCGATTGCGCCGATGTTGATGGTTTGCTGGGCCATGATCAGTTCTTGGGTAAAACATACCAGCCGGCAGGCAGCGTCACCTTGGACGGCCCCACCAGCTTCTTGTCCTTGTCAAATCCGTAGACGCTGGCCTGCACAGGCGCAGCGATCATCACCGGGTCACCGTGCGGCACCATCACCACCTTCGTCTGCTGGCAGCCCAGGCAGATCGGCAATGCGATCAGCCAGATCAGCCTTGAGCTGCTCAGGTGCTTTGCCGTGTTGGACATCGGTGGGTGGTGTTTCGCGGAACCAGTCGAGCAGGGCCTTGAGTATCTGGTAAATCCAGTTCACTCGGGCTTCTTGATCTCCAGCTTCTCGGTGGCGTCCTTGGCCATGATCAGGCCGAAGCCGGCAGTCACCGCGGCAATGGTCGAGGCGAGGTCGATGTTGGTGCTGGGATCGCCGTCGAAGAGAGCTTTGAGAGCGCCGCCAATGGCAACGAGGATGGCGCCGATACCGGCCAGCGTGGTCTTGGTGTTTTTCATTTCTTGAAGAAGAGCTTGTAGGCGCCGTACAGCGCACAGATCAGACCAACCACAGCAGTCGCCAGGCGGACCCAATCGGTCAGCACCGGGATGAACGATGCCGCGGTAGCACCGGCAGCGGCTGCAAGTGAGATGATCGGTCCGTTGGTTCCTGCGTGGTTGGTCGCGTCCATGAGTTACTCGGGCTTATGTTGTGCGGCAGCAGCTTCGAGGATGTCCACCAGCGGCAGGCCGACCTTCATGTTGTTGACGTTGCCGGCCTTCATGCCAATGACAAGCAGCTCATAGAGCTGGTTGAATTGTTGAGGAGTGAGTTCGATCTTGATCATGCGACGGGAGCTTCGATCACCGGAGCAGGAGGCGCAACAACAACCGGCGGCGATGAAGGCTGCGCCGCCCACGGCAGCGGCGGAGCGATGATCGGAGGGTTGATCTGGTTTTCGATCTGCGCGGAGACGTTCGCTTCGATGGCCGTCTGATCGACGCCGTTGGCGTAGCACCAACCAAGCACCTGTTCCTGCGTGAGGTCTTCGTAAGGCGTGAAGCTCTCGCTCGGCGGAGCGAACGACGCGCTGCCGTAGCAGGTGCCGCTGTACTGATCCTGCGAGCCGTTGCAACGCCAGTCGGCGGTGATGACGACATCGGTTTTGTCGCCTTCGGTCGGCTTAACGAGAAGGCGTTCGATGATCCAAGAGAGGGTAATCATGGTGGTATGGATTAGGCGACGGCCAGAGTGGTAATGGTTCCAGAGCTTCCACGGTACTTCAGCGCACCGGATTCGACGTAGAGTTGGCCCATTCCAGCGGGTGAAGTGGTTGGAGCCGTGGCGTTCGCAAGACCCAGAACCTTTGCAGCAGAAGTTCCGAATGTGCTAACCCCCACGCCGACGTTGCCGGAGGTGTCGAGCAACATATACGCATTGGTACCGGTTCCAATACGCAGGTTCTGGCTATCCGACAGAATCGAAAGCGGATTTCCGCTTGCGTAGATGACGTTCTGATTCGATCCAATACCCTGATAGGCGTATGACGATCCAGAGATGGTCATCTGAATCAGACGAGTACCATCAGTCACCCGCATACCATCCTGACCAGCACCGGGAGGAGTGACGTTAGCGAAAATCTTAGTCGCAGGACTTCCCCCCACGCCCAGCCCCGTGGAGTTCAGGGTCATTCGGGTGCCGCCTGCGCCGTCTAGGAATGTGTGAATTCCGTCGTACGTTACGGTGTAAACCGGATTACTGAACGTAGTTCCGCCAACAGCGGTGGACGGTGTAATTTCAAACGTGTTGCTTGCAGTAAGCTGCTTTCCAATTCGGAAGTTGTACTTGGTAGCATCACCAATAAGACGAAGTTTCGTTCCGCTTCCAGCAGGAGTTTCTTCCTGCAATCCAAATTCACCAACCAGATGCAGAGGATACAGCGGCGCGGCTTGAACAATACCCACCCGATTGTTCGCCGAATCCACCTTCAGCGTCGAGGTATCCACCGTCAGATCGCCGGTGATGGTGGCGGAGGCGAGGGTGGCGGAAGGCGAACAAGCGAGGATGTTGTTGATCGAGATCCGCTTGGTCGTACCGGATGCCGCCATCGACGTATCGGACACGTCGACAATCGGCATCATGTCGTTTGCGGGATCGGCCGCCGTTAGGGCCGTCAGGGCTGTAATCTTAGAGTCTGCCATGGGTCAGTTTGATTGGATTTGAAGTTTTCCGTCGTCCTCCCGAAAGAGGAAGCCAGCGTCCTCTCTCAGCAAGGAATCAAAGGTGCCGAACGTGATGACGATCTTTCCGGTGCCGTCCTCTTGCAGGATGAAGAACTCGTCCTCCTGGAGAAGGTCACGGCGCAGCACAGGCAGGTCGGTGCCACCGGCTTGACCGGGAAACAGCCTGTTGAGTGCTATGCCGTTTGCAATCATTTAGCTGCGGGCAAGAAAGGCCACCACGCTGCCGGAAGAAATCTGAAAGCCGGTGATATTGCCGACCAGCGGGAACCCAGCCGGGATGGTCTTCGAGGTCCAGGTGCCGCTGATCTGGTAGCCGGTGATCGACGTGAACACCGTCGGCTCAGTCGGGATCAGTGCCGAGTAGTTTCCGGTCTGGGCCGTCGTGGCGGTCACCAGCGCAAAGCCTTCGCGGCCCATGCTGTACTCGGTAGAGATGTCTGCTTGAACGGCCATTGTGTTTGATCAGTAGAGGGGGCCCCGGCCCTATTGCCGAGGCCCCCGGGTTGTCTGTTATCCTTTACGAACTTTCGGTGCAACGCTGCCCTGTATCCACAGGATCAGCTTCGTGCCCTCTGGAATCTTCGCGGTGTTGAAGTCTTCGCGCTGGGCGGCAGCGTCGACTTCGGGACCGGCGACAATCTTAGACTTGCCGCTCTTGTCCACCGAGATGGTCGTGGCGATTCTCATGGGTCAGCCTTAGGCGGTGACGAGAACCTCGGCCTGCGTGGTGTCCGCGGCGGCGGCACCGAACATGATGTCGTAGGACGCCATGTGGCTGCGGCTCGCCCGGCTGTACCAGACCGACAACAAGCAGCTGAGGCCGTTGTTGGTGGTCACCGTGCGCTGCTCGATGAACTCGCCGGCGATCATGCCGACCGGGAGACCGGCGGCGATGGCGATGGAATCAGGGCCGCAGACAAAACCAACGGCGTTGGTCTCGGCAGAGGTCCAGCGGTTGTTCTCGGCGATCACATCGAACCCGAACCGGCCGTTGGCGAGCTGGTCGAACCGGCCATCAGGGAAGTAGTTCGCGGCGCCCGAGAACTGCAGTCGGGCCAGGTGGCCACCGTCGAGGATCAGGTTCTTCGAGCGGTAGTTCTTGGCGAGCGCCAGGATCGCAGGCAGATCCGAGGTGTCAAAGTTCGCGGCCGTGCCGATCACGGTGGCGGCGCCGTAGTTGCCGGAGACCATCAGAGCGGTCAGCACGTCGCTGATGCCGTAGGCGAACAGGTCAGCGGAACCCGCGGCCAAGTCGGCCAGGCTGAAGCCCTGGTTGAGCTCCTGCTGGGTCACGGTGAAGTTCTTCGAGATCTGGTTCACGGTCACCGAGGTGGCCGCCAGCGTGCTGTCGTTGTTGGTCTCCCAGGAGGTCGGGTTGGTTTGGGCCGCGGTGCCGGTGGTGTACTTCTTCACCTGCACGGTGGCGCGGGGGCGGAGGTTGTCCAGGCCGACGTTGCGGCTGAACGCGGAGACTAAGGCCAACCGGTTTGCGGCCACGGTGATCACGGCGTCGGCGAGGTAGTCGACCACCAGTCCCGAGGCGAACGTGTTGGCGTTCTGCGGGGCGTGGATCGCGCTCTGGCGCAGCAGCTCGCTGTGGTTCTGGATCAGCCACGAGCGGCGATCAGCACCGGCCTGCAGCTTCTTGTGGGCCTCGAGCAGCGGATTGCCGAGGTTCTCGATGCGGGCCGGGGCGATGGGCTCCGGGGCCGGGGCGGCGGTAGGGACCTTGGCGCTGATGGCAGCGGCAACGGCCTTGGCGACGATGCTCTCGATGGACGAGGCATCCAAAGTAGCGGTCGGCGCAGTCGGAGCGGCCGCCACCACGGTGTTGGAATCAGTCATTTTGTGTGGTGTCTGCTGTGATGTCGGCGCGGTTGTCGCGCCATCTGCGGCAGCGGAAGTGCTGGCCGTAGAAATCTTGTCTTCGGGCTCGGAGAGCTCTTGTTCCTGGTCGATCTGGGCGGCCAGCGCCTTAAACCAGTCACGGCCGGCGGCACCGCCCCAAAGGTTGGCGGCCACGTCGGCCGGGGTGTCGGCTTCGGCATCGAGGAAGCGCTCATTGCGAGCCCACCAAGCCACAGCCTTCTTCACCTTCTCAACGCTGGGCTCTTCGCCCTTGGCCATGTTGCGGGCCTCGATCACGGTGGCCTCCTCGAGGCCGTCGCCACCGAGGCCGGCTTCGTATTGACGAATGCCGCGCTCGAGGTTGCGAACTACAGTCGGAGGCGCCGTGCGAGTAACCGCACGCGGATGCCAGCAGGCAGCCATTGCAAGTGTTTCAGTCATACAGTCAGCCAGGCCAAAACTCACAGCTTCCTGGGCGGTGAACCAGGTCTCTGCCGTCATCAAAGATCGGATTTGGGCCACCGGCTTTCCGGTGCATTTTGCGTAGATACCGGCAAGCACCTCGGCGTGTTGATCCAATGCACCAGCCATCTTGCGCATATCGTCGGCCGTACCGGCAACCATGCCGGACGGGTCGTGAATCATGAAGAGCGCCGCATCGGCGATCTCAACGGTGTCTCCAGCCAGAGCGATGATCGAAGCGATTGATGCCGCGATGCCGACCACCCGGGTGGTCACCTGCGCATTACGGCCGCGCAGCATATTGTAGATGGCTAGACCGTCCCAGACGTTGCCGCCGGGGCTGTTGATCTCGACCACCAAGGGCCCGGGGCCCACAGACTGCAGAGCATCGGAGAAGGCCTTGGCCGAAACACCAGAGCCACCGAACCAGTCCTCGCCGATCTGGTCGAAGATCTGGATCATGGCGGGCTCAGTCGCCGCCGCTCGGGGCTGGTAGGAAAGCCAGTTTGTGACCTTGGTCATGTCGTCTTCGATCTAGGTTTCCGCTTTTTCGGCGCCTTGGCAATAACCTGCTGACTAGGTTCAGCCGGGATTTCTTCAGGCATGGCGCCGGTGGGCTCAACCTCGGGCGTCGGCTCGGCCGGTTCCGGCGCGATTGGGAGCTTCTGGGCGGTCGAGATCTCGGAGACGTCGATGCCGTACTTCAGGGCCAGATCCCGGATGTGCTTGGCCTGCTGCGCCTTGGCCTCAAGGGCCGAGCGCCAGTCGATGCCGCGGGCGCCGTAAATCTCGTCGTAGGTCGTCACACCGGCCTCGAGCTCGGCGAGCTGGGCGGCCGAGTTGCGGCCGACGTCGACATTGGGGGCCCGGGGCGCCTGGATCGCCACCTCGTACCAGTCGTCCGGCGAATCCTGCAGGCTAAGATCGACGCGGATGGCGTATTCCATCACATACTCCCAGATCCGACGAGCGGCCGAGGCCATCACCTGGTGCCGGCTGCGGAACCAGACCGACGACATATCGAGAGCGCCGCGGTACACGGTGCCCTGCATTCCCTCGGGGAAAACCAGAACGTAGGGGATGCCAACACCGGCGCAGACCTTCTCGGTGAGCTGGCGCCAATATTCCCGCATATTGACGTTGGGGCGGTCGGCTTGAAACTGCTCGAACTCGTCGCCGCTCTTGAGCACCTTGACGGTCGAACCGAAAACATTCTCGTAGTAGGTCTGTGCCGTGCCCTGTGAACCAGCCACGCCGGAGCGCAGGCTGGTGGCCTGCACCTCGCCGGAGGCCGTCTTGATGACCTGAGCCACGCTCGAGGCGAGCTTGCAGCTTTCCATCTCGAGCTTCTGCAGGTCGTCGAGATCGTGCAGGTCGTTGATCACGCACGCCACGAACGGCAGGCCGCGGAGCTGGCCGGCACGCTGGGCCTCGTAGATGTGGATGATCGAGTCGGACGAGATAGAGCGGATGTCCTGGAGCTGGCCCTGCTGCGATTCCTGCCCGATGTAGTAGGACAAGGCCCGGCCGGTCTTGGTGTCGAACCGTACGCCATCGAACACGTCGACGTCGCTCTCCTTGCCATTCGGGGTGGCCACCTGCTGCGGCTCGATGAGCTGCAGCCGGGGGCGCCCGGAGTCGCCCTTAGTCAGGAGGATAAAGGATTCGCCGTCGTAGAACCACCCGCGGGCAGCCAATGACATCAGGGTGCCGAACGATTGCCGGCTGCCGATGTCCGGGTAACGGCACCAGGTATCCCACCAGCGCTTCGCCCGGAGGTTCCAGTCGGGGTCAGAGCTAGCCGGCTGCACCGAGAAATTGCTGCCGACGGTGTAGTTCTCGAACAGGTCACCGAGGCGGTTCATCACCGCGTTGTTCTGCTCGAAGAACCGGCTTTTCCGCACGATCTGCTGCCGGGTCGAGGCCGTGACATCGAACCGGACCGAGGTGTAGGACGTATCGAGGAACGAACGGCGGATTGAGTTGGCAGCTCCCTCGTAACGATCAACGGGCTGTGACCTGAGCCTCTGCAGGATGTTGGCGAAGATTCCCATCAGGTGATTCCCGTTCTAAAGGTGCCTTCGCGTCGGAAGTTTGAAAAGTCACCGCCGTAGGACGTGGCCGCGATCAGCACCACGGCCATCAGCTTGTTGTAGATCTGGGCGTCGGTCGGGTTGGAGATGCCATCCTGGCCGAGGTAATACACGGCCAGATCGTAGTCGTTCAGCAGGCTTTCCCACATCTCGACCATTTCGGAAGGCGTCGGGCCGCCCTTGCCGGGCTCGGCGAACTCGACCGACACATCCGAGGATGACGTCGACCGGACAACCTGGCCGGACTCAATGACCGACGATGCCGCGATGGACTTGGCTGACAAGGCAGCCAGAAGCGTCGAACCTCCGAGGGCCGAGTAAACGGCCCGCAGGTAGGAGCGCTTGATGGCAACGGTGAACGTGAACACCCGGCGGGAGAATGCATCTTCCGGGTGCCGGTGCAATAGGTTAGCAGAGCATCATGTTTCGGCAGCCTGCACCAGGTCGTTCCAAAGCATTACCATGGCGAGCTGCATGATCTCGCAGTCGTGCAGGTGGTCCGGCCATTTCTGGTTGCGCTTGGTCCAGACGTGCTTGATCCGGCCGGCACGGTTGGCCACCGGCCGGAGCTGGTGGCTATCAAGGTGGCGCCAATACAGCTCCTGGTCGGCCAGGTAGGCGCCTTCGGCCTCGAGCACAGGAGGCGTCGGGCAGACGCCCCATTCCCGGTCGATGTCGCCCTTGCGCAGGCGGGAGAGCATATCGCGCAGGTGCTCGGTGTCGAACACTAGGAGGGGCTGTACCACGTCGGTGCGCATCGAGGATGACGTCGACAGGCCGAACGGGTGCACCGTGCCGCTCTGGGCTGTGAACCGGGCGCCGGTCTCCCGGCCCTTGAGCGGCAACCATCCGATGATCATGGGCTTGCGCAGGCCCCCTTCGGGCGGGTACCGGAGGCCGCACGGGTAGGTTATCGGGTTGGATGTGATCGTCGAATAGGCACCACAAGCATCATAAACCGCCTGTGTATTAAAGCCTGAGTCGATGCCGACATCCATGTCGTGCACCTCGAGCGCGATCTGCACCCGACGGAGCGCTGCGAAGTCGTCGGCATGGCCCGCGGCAATCAATGTGGAGTTGCCGTCCTTCCATTCCCGGCACACCCACCACAGGAACGGCGCCACGGCCTGCACGTCGGCGGTCAGATACCGGCGGCCGCCGTCGAGCTTCACCTCGACCGATGTTTCCGGGCGTTCCTGCTGCACGTCCTGCTGTTCCCATGGCTCGGCCAGATTTCCATTGATGAATCCCTGCAGGCCGCCCATCGACTGCTTGGCCTCGATGAAAGCCACGGCGAGGTGGCCCCAGGTGCATTTCCGGTCGGGGCTGTAGAGGCTGGAAAGATGGTAGGAGCGCACGCCGGGCAGCGCCCCGGGATTCTCCGGGATCCACCGGCCATGGCGCAGCGCTGCCACCTTGTGGGCGTCGGTGATTTTTCCCTGGCAGAGCTGGCAGACGTAATGCGCCGAGGCCCGGATCTTCGAGAGGTCGTGCTTGCCGTCCTCGGTCTTGTGGTCCTCCCAGGTCACCTGGCGCCACTCCAGTCGGATGTATTCCCGGCAGTGCGGGCACGGCAGGTAGAACCGCCGCTGATCGCCGCGGAGGAAGCGCTGCCAGATACGCCCCTCGACCACGGTCGGCGTCGAGGTCATAAATGCCTTCGACGATGAGAACGATTTGAGGCGCTGCTCAGCCAGGTCGAGTGCGTCGGCTTCCTTGGCCGTGGCCTCGGCGAACTTGTCCACCTCGTCGGCGATCAGCACCCGCACCGGGCGGCTGGCCAGGTTGGCCGGGCTGTTGGATCCAACAAAGGTCAGTGTCGACCGGGTGAAGTTCTGCTCTAGGTTGGTGATCTTGTCTGCCTCGGCCGGGAAGCATTCCAACATGGCCGGGCTGTCCTCGAGCATTGGGAGCCACCGACTCTTCGAGAATGATCGAGCTAGGTTCTCGGTCGGCATCAGCCACAGGGCCGGGCTCGGCTCGTTGGCAATCAGCCAGGCCAGGCCGGCCATCAGCGTGGTCGTCTTCGAGGTCTGCGATCCCCAGCAGAGCGTCACCTCGGACACGCTGGTGTCTTTCCAGCATTCCATTGGCTCCCGGGTGTACGGCCGAACCGAGGTGCTGAATGGGCCCGGGTGCTCGGTCTGCCTGGCGGTCAGCCGGAGGTTGGCCTCGGACCATTCGACGACGGTCTGCACCGGGGTCGGCTTGTAGAGGTTCCTCCGGTAGTCCAGCAGGTTGCGCTGGAGGTCGGTCAGGCTTTCCATGGGTCGGTATTGTGAAGGGTTTTTAGCGCCACCTCTTGCACCCAGCGGGACAGCTCCCGCTCGGCGTGCTCGGGATCGTGCGGTGCGATACGGCCGGAGAGCTGCTTGGGCATGGCTTTGAGAAGGGATGACACGGCGCCGTCGTGCTCCTGCATGACCTTGCGCACCCAGTCGCCGGAGACCAAGCGCCGCTCCTTCTCGGCCTGGGCGATCACTTCGTCCCGAGATGACGTCAGGTTCTTTGCCGCGGTGGCGTGGATGGCCACCAGGCGGGCTGCATCGGCCCGGCGGCCGCGGAGGGCCTGCACCGCCAGATCGTAGGCCGCCCGCTCGATCTCCTTCTGCCTTTCGTAGGCGCCCTGCGGCGAGTCCGTGGCCGCGGTTGCGGTGTCGACAGGCTGCGCTGCTTCCTCGGGCCTGTAGGGGCCTTCCTGCTCGATGGCGGTGTCTTCTTGCTCCGAGGCAGTAGGCGGGATGTTCCTGGCCCGGGCCCGCACGTTCTTTTGGCGCCAGGCGTCGGCGGCTTCTGCGCTGTCGAGCGGCATCCCGCGGGCGACAAGCTGGGTGACGTAGCCTGAGGTCAGGCCCGAGTGCATTCGGTATTCCTTCTGGGTCATGGCTTCAAGGCGTTGCGGATCTCGTCAGGCATCATCGAATCAGGCAGCGTGGCTGCGTACTGCAGCGCCCGGAACACGCCGTCCCGGCGGCTGTCGCGCTCGTTGGGCACGCAATAGGCCACAAGCTGCTCGGGCGGGGTGCCACGTTTCATCAAACGAATGAACCACGCGGTGTTCGCCAGGCCGTACTGGTCGATCAAGAACTTTATGTGCTGTGGCATCTTTTTTATTGTATTGTCGACTTACTCGCTCGGGAAGGAAGGGGTCTCGCGTTCACC